AAATATAATGCTTCAAGAATGGGGCAATAGAGGTATTCACTATTGGGAAATAGCAGAAACTAATATTGACATGATTGAAGGTCAGGCAGAATATAAATTTTTTAGAGCAAGTTCAGATGGTACAAGTGCAACAACCACGCCAACGAATGGTATTTATGGTATGTCCGATGTTCTTGAATCACAGCTAAGATCTAATAGAACTCAAACAACTCAATCAGATTCTCCAATGACAAAAGTAGATAGATCTACTTATGCAGGTTTTTCTAATAAATTATCAAAAGGTACACCCAATCAGTATTGGGTACAAAGATTTATAGATCATGTAAGTATTAGTGTTTATCCAACACCTGATTCAACAAATGCATCTAAAGACATGCACATATATTATATTAAAAGAATACAAGATATAGGTGCATATACAAATGCAACTGATTTACCTTTTAGATTTGTACCATGTATGGTTTCAGGATTAGCTTATTATTTATCTATGAAATATAATCCACAACTTACACAACAAATGAAAATGTTATATGAAGATGAATTCCAAAGAGCATTACAAGAAGATGGTTCAGCTTCAAGTACATACATAACACCTAAAACTTATTACCCAGGAACATAATGTCTAAATACGCAACAGGAAAATATGCAAGAGCGATTTCAGATAGATCAGGTATGGAGTTTCCATACAGAGAAATGGTCAGAGAATGGAATGGTGCATTTGTTCATGTTTCAGAATACGAACCCAAGCAGCCACAATTAGAACCTAAACCACAAGGTGCAGATGGCATTGCATTATTAAATGTAAGATCAGACAGAACAGAACCAGCTACAACTGTTAGACTACCAAACAATTCTTTTGAAACATACCAAGCGGGATCTGCTATTATAAATGTTTTTGCACCAGGTCATGGTTTAACTGACAACACAACGTATAGATTTAGAGGAGCACCTACAACTTCTCCAGGAACAGGAACTTCCACGAACCCTGTTTTTGCTTACGCTGCAATTCCAAATTTTGATGGCATATCAGGATCTAATGTTACAAAAGCTGCAGGATACACAATAAGAACTGGAAAATATAAATCGGGTGCAAGAGATGCATCAAATGCTTATTTAACAGATAATTTTTTCTTTTTTACAGTTGATACAAATACTGCTACAAGTGGAAATATAAAAGGAGGAGGTTATGGGTGTTCAGTAGGACCTATAACTATAGAAGCGTAATGAAAAAAATTTGGAATTGGATTAAAAATTTATTTATACCTAAATTAAGATTAGAAGACAAAGTTATAAAAGGTTATTGCGATGAACATAGTAAATATAAACATCGTTGTCCTAAATGTAGAGAGTTAGCAGGAGTAGTATAATGGCTTATACTTTAGATAATCTTAGAACTGATATTAGAAACTATACAGAGGTTGACGATAGCGTATTATCAAATACAGTATTAGATAGTATTATTAAAAATACAGAAAATAAAATTTACAGAGAAGCAGACTCCGATGATAATAGATTTTATGCTACTTCAAGTTTAGCTACTGGAAATAGGTATGTTACAATTCCTTCTGATTTAAGATTTATTAGATATGTTCAATTAAAAAACTCAGCTGGAGATCAAGTATTTTTAGAAAAAAAAGATACTAGTTATATGGCAACTTATTATGATACTCCAGGCACTCAATCTGGTTTTCCTAAATATTATGCAAATTGGGATGCTAGTTTTTGGTTAGTGGCCCCTACTCCAGACTCAACTTATGAAATTACACTAGCATATACAAAACAACCAACAAGTCTTACAGATTCTTCTGTTAGCTCTACTGGGACATATGTTTCAAATAAATATCAGGATTTACTTTTGTACGGATGTCTGGTAGAAGCATATGGATACTTGAAAGGTCCTGCAGATATGTTACAATACTACATGCAGGCTTTTAACAAAGCTTTACAATCGTATGCGATCGAACAACAAGGTCGAAGACGCCGAGACGAATATCAAGATGGGGTTATTCGTACTCCTTTGAAATCACCATCACCCTAAACTAAGGAGAAAAATAAATGGCAAATATAGTACCTGACTCTTTTAAAACAGACCTACTTGGTGGTGTGTTTGATTTTGATTCATCTGGTGGATCAACTTTTAAACTTGCGCTTTACACATCTTTAGGTGGTTTTAGTACTTCTACAACAGCTTATACAACTACCAACGAAGTTTCTTCATCTGGTACAAGTTACACAGCTGGTGGAAATACTTTAACTAATAATGGTGTAGCAGTATCAAGTAATATTGCATTTGTTGACTTTGCAGATTTAACTTTTAGTTCTGTAACTTTAACAGCAGTAGGAGCTCTGATTTATAAAAGTTCATCTAATGAAGCAGTATTAGTATTAGATTTTGGCGGATCAAAAACTGCAACGAATGGTGATTTCGTTATTCAGTTTCCAACTGCTAACTCATCTAGTGCAATCATTAGACTTGGCGACGCGTAATAAAATTTGGAGTAGTAAATGGCTTTAGTAATTAACGATAGAGTTAAGGAAACAAGTACAACTACGGGAACAGGAACGTTTTCACTAGCTGGTGCAGAAACTGGTTTTGAAACTTTTGTTGCTGGAGTTGGAACAGGTAACACGACTTATTACACTATCTCACTTGACGGAACAGCAGAGTTTGAGGTAGGTGTTGGAACTGTTACTGATGCTTCACCTGATACTTTATCAAGAGACACAATTATCTCATCATCTAATTCTGATAGTGCGGTAAATTTTTCTTCAGGTAGTAAAACAGTATTCTGTACATTACCTGCATCGAGAGCTATGTCTCCATCTATGACAGCCACAGGTTATGTAGTCACTCACGCAACAACTTTAGATGAAGATCAAACTTTAGCTTCAGGAGTTCTTGCAGGACCTGTAACTATAACAGGTACACAAACAGTAACAGGAACATTGGTAATTTTATAATGAGTCAAGTAGAAGTAGATAAAGTAATTCCACAATCAGGCACATCATTAACCATTGGTGATTCTGGTGATACTATTAATGTTGTTGGAACATTACAAAATAATGGTGGAAGTGTAGGTATAACTTCTAAAGAAGGTGGTGCAAATTTTACAAACAGTTTATTAGTAGGTACAGATAGTACAGGTACTTTATCTTCTGCTGATGGTAATACTGGCGTTGGTGTAGGAGTATTTGGAGCATTAACATCTGGAGATAACAATGTAGCTGTAGGTTTAAATGCTTTAGATTTAAATACTACAGGTGGAAATAATGTAGCTGTGGGTTCTGAAAGTTTAAAAGCTAATACTACAGCAGACAATAACACAGCTATAGGTACTTGTTCTTTAAATGCTAACACTACAGGTCATTCAAATACAGCAATAGGTAGAAGTGCTTTAGAATCTAATACAGAAGCACATAGAAATGTTGCTATTGGCTTTCATGCTATGTGCAAAAATACAACAGGAAGTGATAATATAGGAATTGGATTGTGTGCATTAGAAGCAAACACATCAGGAACTTCAAACACTGCTTTAGGTGTAAATGCTTTAGATTCAAATACAACTGGAACTGATAATACAGCAGTTGGTAGAGGTGCTAGTGTTTGTAATACAACAGGACTTTGTAACACATCTATGGGTGGAAATGCTTTAGCTTGTAATACGACAGGTTGTTATAACGCAGCATATGGCAGAGATGCTTTATGTGCTAACACAACAGCAGATTATAACACAGCAGTGGGTCTTAGTTCTTTAAAAGTTGCCACAACAGGTGCACAAAACACAATGGTTGGTGCTCTTTCTGGTGATGCAATAACAACAGGTCAATACAACGTAGGTGTGGGAGTTCATGCTCTTGGTTCAACAACAGATTCATCAAACAATACTGGAATTGGTTATAATGCTTTATTTACTAACACAACTGGAACAGCTTTAACTGCGGTAGGGGCTTATGCCTTAGACGCTAATACTACTGCCGATGATAACACTGCTGTTGGTACTTCCGCTTTATCAGCCAATACTACTGGAAATTTAAACACCGCTGTTGGTCGAAATGCTTTAACAGCAGTTACGACTGGATCGCAAAATACTGCTATAGGTTATAATGTTTTGGATGCAGT